TATTTGTATGTTAACTTTTATGATTCACAAAAAATAATTGAGCAAATATTTGATAATACCAATAGAAATTAATATATTTAGATATGAAAGAAAAGAAATTAGTATACTTCCCGTCTTTAAGTTCAGGTGCATACGCTTCTCCATTAACAAAAGATATGGAAGTAGCTCCTGGAGTGCCTTATAGATTTTGGGATGATAGAGTGCCTGAAGAATGGCGCTATAAGTACTTTCTTATGACAGCTGGTCATTTATACAAGAAAGACAATATTAGACAAACTTGGGGTTTGCAAGATACTTTAGTATTTGGTGACTCTGGTGGATTCCAAATTGCAACAGGTGCGTTGAAATGGGATATGGCATTGCGTGATAGAATATTTGATTGGCTAGAAGCTAATTCAGATATTGCATGTAATATTGATATTCCACCTCGTGTTACTTATGAAGGTAGGTTTCAAGAGTCATTAGCTATTAGTTTAGACAATTTCAAATATTTTGAAAAGAAGCAATCTGGTAAAACTAATTTCTTAAACGTAGTACAAGGATCTAATCCAGTAGAGTTTAAACATTGGTATGATACCGTTAAAGGTTTAGAGTTTGGTGGTTGGTGTATTGGATCGTCTCGTCGTCTAGTAGACTTCATGTATATTTTAGCTTTGATGATTAAAGAAAAAGAATTTGAAAAGACAAATAATACTTGGGTTCACTTATTAGGAATTTCTAAAGTATCTGACTTCTTTATTTTAGCTCAAATGCAAAAATTAATGAATGAATATACTGACAATAGAATTACTATATCAACAGATAGTTCATCTCCAGGTCAATATCCAATCTTTGGACAAATGGTATGGAGTCCGAATTGGAAAGATCAAGTATTTAATATGTTGTATTTTCCTAAGGATGGTTCTAAATTAGGATATCCTAAGACAGGTCACGTGCCTTCATTGATTAATCATCCTGGTGTTCCTTATTTAACTTGGGATATACTTGAAAATTATTCGACAGAAGCTGTAACTCGTTTAACCTATCATAATTTGTATATGTATATATACACTGCAGATAATGTAGAAAAATTAGTTAATAGCTGTCCATTAGAAGTGTTAGCAGAATTAATTCCAAATGACTTAATTCAAATTTTAAGATCAATGGAAGAAATGTTCCACGCTACAGATCCAATTGCAGTTTATGAAAGATATCGTCAATTTTATGTTAAGTATGGTGGCGAGAATGTAATGAATATGGCTAAAGAAGTCGCAACTGAATTCTTTGACTTTACAGAGTTTGATAAACCTGAACCAAAAGTGGTTAAGAAAAGAGAAAAGAAAGAAATACAAACAGAAGAAACAAAAACAGAAACAGAATAATATGGCAAAAGAAATCTATTTTGATGTAGAAAGTCGTAATGGCTTAAAGAATGGCGTTGATAAATTAGCCAACGCAGTTAAGGTAACTTTAGGGCCTAAAGGTCGTAATGTAGTTATTGGAAAGAAGTTTGGTAGCCCAGCAATTACCAAAGATGGTGTAACAGTAGCTAAAGAAATTGAATTAAGTGATCCATTGGAAAATATGGGTGCTCAATTAGTTAAAGAAGTAGCATCTAAGACAGCAACAGAAGCTGGTGATGGTACTACGACAGCAACGGTATTAGCTCAAGCAATTATGACTTCAGGATTGAAAGCAGTTGCAACAGGAGTTAATCCAATTGACTTAAAGCGTGGTATTGACAAAGCAGTTGATGCTGTAATCGATGCTTTGAAAGAGTCATCTCAAACAGTAGGTACTGACACAGAAAAAATTAAACAAGTAGCGACTATTTCAGCTAATAGTGATACTTCAATTGGCGACTTAATTGCAGAAGCAATGAAAGTTGTTGGTAAAGATGGAGTAGTAACTGTAGAAGAAGCTAAAGGTATGGAAACTGAATTGAAGACTGTTGAAGGTTTGCAATTTGACAGAGGTTATCTATCTAACTATTTTATTAATAACACAGAGAAGATGGAGTCTGAATGGGAAAATCCATTAATCTTAATTTATGATAAAAAGATTAGTATGATGTCTGACCTTTTGCCTATTTTAGAAAAAGCAGTTGGTACAGGAAGACCACTTTTGATTATTGCAGAAGATGTTGATCAAGAAGCGTTAGCTACTTTAGTTGTTAATAGAGTAAGAGCAGGTTTAAAAGTATGTGCAGTTAAGGCTCCAGCATTTGGAGATAAACGAAGAGAAATGCTTCAAGACATTGCTGTATTAACAGGTGGTACTGCATTATTCAGTGATATGTATAAATTAGAAGATGCTGAGTTAGAACATTTAGGAGAAGCAGCTAAAGTTGTGGTATCTAAAGACACGACTACTATTGTCGACGGTGCTGGTGAGAAAGAAGCTATCGTAACTCGTATTAAAGAAATCAAAGCACAAATTGATGCTTCTAAATCTGATTATGAAACTGAAAAGCTTCAAGAGAGATTAGCTAAATTGACAGGTGGTGTTGCAATTCTTTATATTGGAGCAGCTTCTGAAGTGGAAATGAAAGAAAAGAAAGACAGAGTAGATGATGCGTTAGCAGCAACTCGTGCAGCAATTGAAGAAGGAATTGTACCCGGTGGTGGCGTAGCATTAATTAGAGCTCTAGATTCTTTAGAAAATATGAAAGGTGCAAATGATGATGAGACTGTAGGTATTCAAATTATCAAAAGAGCAATTGAAGAGCCTTTGCGTCAAATTTGTGCAAATGCAGGAGTAGAAGGATCTGTTGTAATTAAAGAAGTTAGAAATGGTAAAGGAGACTTTGGATATAATGCAAAGACCGGCGAATATGAAAATATGATAGCAGCTGGTATTATTGATCCAACCAAAGTAACTCGTATTGCATTGCAAAATGCGGCTTCAGTAGCTTCAATGATTATGACTACGGAATGTGCAGTGGTTATTATTCCAGAAGAGTCAAAACAAAATGAGCAAGTACCTCAATATTAATTTTGATTATTCAAAAGAATATCTTATATTTAATAAAATAAAATAAAAAATGGAAAAAAGTAAATTTATTGGGTTTATTAACCGCTATTTCTTAGCCGGTAATACCGACAGCGCCAAATTAGTAGTGGCAGACAAATCATTATCTACTAATTTTATCAGCGCGGATCAAAACGTAATTGGTGAAGTAGTATTAAAGAACTTCGATGCACAAGATGCAGAGTTAGGTGTTTATGCAACTTCTCAGTTAGTTAAAATGTTAAGTGCTGTTGATGAAAAAATGGATATTAATTTCGGAGAAGTAGATAAGAAAATCTACTCAATGAATTTTAAAGACCAAAGCACAAATGTAACTTATATGTTAGCTGATTTGTCAGTAATTCGTCAAGTTCCAAACTTGAAATCATTACCTGACTTTGATGTTAAAATTGAGTTAAATAAAGATTTTGCAAATAATTTTAAGAAAGCTGCGAATGCATTACCTGAGTCAGATAACTTTGGTGTACAATGTGATGGAGAAGAGACTAAAATTATTATCAATCACTCAAGTGTTAATACAAATAGAATTGTATTTAAGACAGTTGCTAAAGAGCAAGTACAAATGGATACAGTATGTTTTTCTGCTAAATTATTTAAGGAAATCTTAAATGCAAATGCAGACGCAACTGGATTATTAGAAGTATCCTCTAAAGGAATTGCTCGAGTAACTTTTGACAATGCAGAATATTCATCAACATATTTCTTAGTTAAATTAACCATCGCATAATGTTTGGAAATTCGGAACACACACTCTGGGTTGAAAAATACCGCCCAGAGCAACTAGAAGGTTATGTAGGTAACCAAGCAATTGTAGAAAAGGTACGTATCTATCTTCAAAGTGGAGATGTTCCGCATTTGTTATTTTATGGAACGGCAGGCACAGGTAAAACTACTTTGGCCAAGTTAATTGCTAAAAATATAGATTGTGATCTAATGTATATTAATGCATCAGATGAAAACAATGTTGATACAGTAAGAGAAAAAATTAAGAGCTTTGCTAGCACAATCGGATTTCGTCAATGGAAATTAATCATCCTAGATGAAGCCGACTACTTGACCCCTAATGCACAGGCTGCGCTTCGTAATTTGATGGAGACATTTTCAAAGACTACTAGGTTTATTTTAACTTGCAACTATGTTGAAAAAGTTATTGATCCTATTCAGTCGAGGTGTCAGGTATTTGGTATTACTCCTCCGTCAAAGAAAGATGTTGCAATTCGTGTGAATGAAATACTTCAGCTTGAAGGAGTTACGTATAAACCAGAAGATCTGGTTTCAATTATTAATGCGGGGTATCCAGATATACGCAGGATACTTAATTCCTGCCAGAGGCAAGTAGTAAATGGTGAATTGAAAGTAGACAAACAATCTTTAATCGAAGCCAATTATATGGATAAGGTTATTGAGCTTTTATCTTCTAAACCAGATAAGAAGCAATTGTTTACTTCAATTCGCCAGCTGTTAGCAGATTCTCAAGTAAAAGACTACACAGGATTATATAGACATTTGTATGACAATTTAGATTCGTTTGCAACTGGACATATTGCTTCTGTTATTCTTATTATTGCAGAAGCTCAATATCAAGACTCGTTTGCAGTAGATAAAGAAATCAATGTGTGTGCGATGTTTGTTAAGATTATTAATGAAATTTACTAATATTTATGGAACCGATTGAGTCAGGATCGTTTAGTATTAATCAAGTACCTAGCGATCCAATCGTAATACGCAACACTACAAACTCTGAATTAATATTTAAAATTACTTCAGACGGTGAAATAGTTGTAGGCGATGGATATACTCCTTCAGAAGCCGGAGATGAGTTTATTAAACAAATGCAAGTAAAACTTGCTACTAAAGATCAAGAGTATATCGAGCAATTAGAAGCAGCTATTGAAGCATGGAAAGAAAATTTAAACGATTATTAAAATGAAAAAGATAGTAAATAGTATTATAAATTTATTTAGAAGTAAAAAAGTTGATTCTAAATTAAACCATTTGGCCTTTTATAAATCAAAGGCAGCTGCTTTAGAAGAGCTTAAATCTAAAGTTTGGTTAGAAGATCTACCAAAATCTTATTATGGCACATTACAAGATCAATGGGATATGATAAATTGGAGTAGAGTTTCTGTGGAAACAAAAAATCAAATTATTGAATTAGCAAAACAAGATATAGCAAAGCAAAATATATGAAAAAGACAATAGGACACCAAGGTGGTCAAGGACCGCAAATTGACATTTCAAAAACAGTCCCAGTTATATGCGATAACGAAGATTGTGGAAATGATATGTTTATGTCTGCTATGAAATTTAGACGAGTTCCTAAATTGATGATAGCAGCTAAAGACGATCAAATAGTTCCAGTTCAAGTATTTATGTGTACTTCATGTGGTAATGTAAATAAAGAATTTGATTTAAATGTCGGAGCATAAAGCAAGAAATATATTCGAGCATATATCTGGTATAACAGATAAAAAGACTCCATGGGATGTACTATCTGATGCTGATAAAAAGTCGTTTACGCCTTATATCATTAACAGATGGTTGTCTATGAATATAGACTTTATTGAACTCGTAAATGAATTGCAGCGATATACAATAGGTGGGGTATCTGCAGAAGAGACTTATAAATTATACTATGACATATTGCCTAAACAAAAGCAATTCAATAAGTATATCAAAGGTAAAAAAGCAGATAAATACAATCCTGCTTTAGTCGAATTACTGTCTATGCACTTCTTAGTCAGTGAGAAAGAAGCTATGGAGTACATTGATATGTATCAAGAGACTAGCTTAAATACGTTAAAGGAAATTATTAAAAAGTATGGTAAAACAGACAAGGAAGTAGATAAATTATTAAAGAATGAAAAAAATTAATTTTTACATAGGCATTTGGCCTATTAGCGAACATCACTTCTGGGATACTATACATAACCTTAATGAAGGCGATTCAGATACTAAATTTGAAGCAGTAGTTGTCAGTAAATACGATAATCCAGATGGATATTTAACTTTTACAGTACGAGGTACATGGGACGCTTACAATTGCTTTTTAAA